GTTGACAAGAAAATCCTCAAGTTCGCAAAGTTCCACCTCATCTAAGGAGTCAATGTAGTTACGCAAAGTATCTTCTAAGACACCATTATTCTTTTTGCAAGTTTCATACAGAAACTCAAAAAGTTGCGTTTTGTTAGTCATAATCAGTTTGCGTAGATTGCCAGACCCTTACGGTCACGGATTGAATCATCAATCACCTCACCAATCTGTTCGTAAATGTAGTCGGAACCACCTACATCAGCGAGCACATCTTGAGTGAAAAGAGAAGAAAAATACTTCTCTTGATTGTCCTCACCATCAAACTCAACAACATCGTGTTGAGTGAATACAAACGCAGCACAGGGAGCGTTCTCACCTTGACTCTCAATCATTTGGTTGATAGAGTCACGAAGTTCAGAAAGAGTGCGATACATAATCAAACAGGGGTAACTTCAACAGAGCGGATAAGATTTGTGCGATCTCGTGCTAGGTAATCGTCTGCAATCTTGCCACAAGATGAACGAGACTTAATGAATGTTTCTTCATAATAAGTCTCTGCACTGTTGGGGACTTTATACTCAATCAAGAGTCGATAGTTGTTCATAATCAGCAAGCAGTGGGAAGAATAGAGAAAGTGCCACACCAACGACAAACCCAATCAAGGGTATCATTGTAGCAGCGAGGATTGCTCACCACCATGCTGCTGTTTCTTTCGGGATTGTATGCAACAGCAACATAAAGGTTCTTACCAACCTCCTGAATCCACATTTGATTCACTTTACCTTCCTTCCAGTTGGTAGTGTAGTGAAATACCATCGGTTGCGTGGTTTGATTCAACAAAGTCAGTATAAGCGCATCAGAGGCGATTCTGGTGCGCCTGGTGGACAGTTAATCAGGTGTCACTGTCGGCGCCGCGAGCAAGTTTATTTGCTCTTTTCTGCTGCGAACGATAATGTGTTGTCATAGCATCAGATCTTGCTTGTGCAGTATCACGATCTGCTACTGTTTTTGTAGTTTTGCGAATCTTATTTGCTCTTTGACGATCTTTAGCACTTTGAGACTGACTTAGGCGCTCTGCTTTATTCAGTGCCTTTTCTTCACCAGTTTTCTTAGGATACTTGAAATTGCCAGCATCACGAGCGAATGGAACTTTTGCTTCACAAATGCTCATAAACTCCTCAAAAGTTCTTGGTTTTGGGATGGGTTTGCCAGTGATTCCTACTTCTGTTTGATCCTTTGACATCTTAACAAACACTTTTTAGGTATTTATTAAGTCCATTGCTTAGGAAGAGCAAAGTTTTGATGAGAAAACTCATCACGATTTACAATCTTGTAACTTCCAAACTCATTGTGCATGACATAACCTTCATGATCACTGATTCCACCATCAATTTCACATCGAATGTCAGTGTCACATTCAATGTAAAAGAACATGTCCATTTTGATAGACTCAATCAACTTCCACAAACGAAGCAGGTTGATGTCAACATCATAATTTTCTGCAATTTCATGCTCATCCACCTCACTACCCTCGCGGATGTAGGAATTGATGACTTTTTTGAGTTCTTTTGCTTGTTTATCATTCACAAAGGTGCAAAGAGTGCTCATTTGTTTAGCAAACTTGCAGAAGTCTTCGATGTCTTCGCGATAAGGACAAATAGATGCTTCTGGTTGCACCCATTTCACATCCAGAGTATCAGCAAACTGTTTGCTGATAGGATATGCAACAGCATTGCGAAGATCATCTTCACAATCATACTCAGTGTGAGGGGCAATGATTACACTTTGCTCAATCACCTCAGGGAACTTGTAAGTGATCGTGTTGGGGCAATAAGTATCACTCCCAGCAAAACCAATAAAATCACCTTGATAGATATGACTTGTGCGAGGTAGACTATCAAAGCAAGCATGAAGAATAGTCGCAACTTTACCTTCATGGTTTTGATCAATTTCTTCATGAGAATGATTGATTTTAATTTTTACTTTGTTGAACACAGATTTGGTGCCAACAAAAAACTTACCGTTAGCAGGATTGCGACCCCACACAATAGCAGGAGCGCCATCAATCTTGACACTGACATGAGAATCGGCAGTGAACCAATCAAGAACTGAAAGATCACCAGTCAAGATGGTATCTTCAGGATGTTCGATGTGCTTGTTTTGCATTGGTGTTTGAGTCACAGGTTGATCATAAAACAAAAACAGGAACCTTGTGGGTTCCTGCGTGACAGTTGTTTAATTGTCCTCTTTCATCTTATCTTGAGCAGATTTGCTGATTTTGCACACCAAATCATTATCGTAAAAGTATTTTACCCTTTCACGGCGAGCAGCAATCAACATGTTGTACTCTTCTTGTTGCTGTTTCGTAAAAATAAAATCTTGACGACGCCAAGCATCTTTCAGTTCTTGAAGATGTGGCAGAACATTTACAGTATCAGTCATAATCAATAATCGTAGTTGGAGTTTAGAAAAGAATTGAAAGACTTTTCCTCATCTTCGACTTCATCAAAGAGTCCATCATAAGATGCTTCTGCAAAGTCGAAACCATCAGATTCTTCAATTTGGAAATCATCAAAGGTGTTCATGAAGTGCTCCTTGACTGAACAAATGTAATTTAACTGATCTTGGTGTGGAAATCAAGTGTCTTGTGACAGTTTGAGAACTGTCTCAAAGTTTCTTATAAAGTATGATTTTCTTGTTTTCTCCAGTAGGTTTAACAAACTTTTGCTTTAATTGTTCTCCACTATCCCATTTCATTGAAGATGATTTGTGGGCAGGAAGTCCTGCGGTTTCACCTATAACTTCCCAATTATCTGCTTTATAAACTGCACCAGTGTTTCCACCTGCAACAAATGTGAGCAAATGCGATAGATCATCACCATATTTTTCTTTCCATACTTCTTGGCAAGAATTGCGAACAAGTTTCAAAATCTGTGTGCCTGCATTGGGTATCTTTCTCTTTAGGCAAAATCTCCAATTATTTGCGAAGTTGTTAAAAACCTTTCGATATTCATCTTTACTGAGATTTACCTTTTTCAACAAATCTTTCGGTGGTGGATATACTGAAGAACCAAGTCCAATCATGCCAATACACTCAGGAAGTAAACCCTCCTGAGTATAATAAATCAACCAATCAATCCGTCTACCTACAGATGCTGCAGATGCGACATAACTGTGATAGTTCTCGATGATATTTTTTACTTCTTGCTTTTGTGCTTTTGTTGTAACTAACTCAATAGAAAACATTAGAAAGTTTTGTAAATATGAAACATCAATCCATGATAACCAGAGGTATATTTTTTACCCGAACCTTTCATTTGAAGATGAAACATTTTATTGCCATTTGAGTCAATAAAATGTAGTGTGGTCTCATTCAATACCCATTGTCCATTATACACCAGTTGCTCAAGATCTTCAACAGAGTACACTTGAGTATTAGTAGTAGGTTTATCAAACCAAATCAAATAATCAACTGGAGTGTCGCTCATGCCGCGGCGGACAATCACATCGAAGATTTCAAGTTTGTGTTGATTGAACCATTCAATCGCCCAATCATTGTATCCATCATCAATTTGACTTTTAGTGAGTCGATGTTGACGACTTTGACCTTTGCTTACATCTTTTCCAGGAATACCAAAGAAAGAATCAAACCACAGACGGAGATCTCCAGCAATGTTAAAAAACTCACACCACCTTTCAGTAGAAGTTAGGTGACATTGAGTGTGATTCTTACTGACAGATTTGAGACTGTAAGAAACACCAGTTTCGTTGTTAATGATGTCTTGCTTTGTCTTGGGTTTTCCATCAACAACATGACCAGCAGTTTTAGTATTCAACCAATCACAAATGCGCTGTTCATTAAGATGACCGATGCGCTTTGCTTCGGTTCCTGCAATGATTTGGGCAGTAGTCATGAATTAGATGTCAAAAGTGAATAATTTAGCGACTCATAATTGCTTTGAGTCTTGCCTTCTTTGCTGCAAGTTCAGATTGTGCTCTGCTTTGCATTTCTCCATGAGATTGTCTAATCTGTTTCCCCTTCCAAGTAGCAGATTGTCTAGCAACTTGTTGGTTATACAAATTAGGTTCCATTGTTGGACTTTGCTCAGTCTGCAACTCTTCCTTTACCTTCTTCGCTGCTTTTTCTCTACGCTTGAGTTCTCTCTTTACAGCACCACCGCCACTACGATTAACAATGAGTTTTTCTATTTCTTTTTTCTTTGGTTTACCTGCTGGACCTGAATGTGACTGGAGAGTGTAACTTTTTACTCCATCAACTTCTTTATAAGTTCCAGGAACTGCGTGTGGTGGAGTATTTGGTTTTTTACCTTCACAAATTTCGTAGAACTCTTTGAATGTCAACATTTGTCTATTGTTTTTTTGATTATTTATTTTTACTCAAACTCAAGAGTCCTATTTGCTTTTTGAAGTGGGTTCGGAGTTTGATATTCAAATTGTGAGGGAGTTTCAACAAATACTTCGATTTTAGTTTCATCGTTCCAATGTCGAATCACACCAGCACAAATAAAAGCATTAGTAATCAAATAAGTTGCAAATATAAAAGTGCGAATAATTGCAACCTTATCAGATTCTTTATCACATTTGCTTGCCTTTTCACCCAATGCTTTTGCCCACCAGCGCCATGCAGTCTTGTTCTTCTTCATGTTTTGATTGTCTTGATTTAACATACTTCAACTGTTTCCAATCTTCTTTGTAACAAACCACAAGCAATCTTTCGTTTGCATGAATAGGGCAAGCATGATAGTTTACTTTATCTTTAGGACGAACAATGTACTCGATAGTAATGTATTCGTCATCCTTAAAATAAACCCAACCTTCAACACCCTTTGTCCATTCTACATAATCATTGACTTGTGGTTTGTATTTCATACAAAGAACGCATCTAGTGGAGATTGTTTAATGGGCATTGCGGTGTAGTTTCGCGTGTCCGTGATATTTACACGAGCACCGATGGTTTTACTATTGATGGGGGCGAAGTATTCTCTGGTCTTGGACTTGTAGAATCCCCAGATGGTTTTTGTTGCAGCACCATTATTGTAATCAAACTTGCGATGGCAATGCAACCATATAGCAATAACTCCGCGCTTAAACTCTTCGAACTCATAAGAATACCCCTTTGGTGGATGATGAGGAAACTCAGCAATCATAGAACTTGTCTCGCGACATGTACTCAATTTGTTTTTGCAGTTGTAAGATTTCGTGTTCTTGTTCTGCAATTTTACTTTGCAGTTGTTCAATGCGATCTTGATACTGTTTCTTCAAATCAAACACCATTTTATTGGTGTGAGCAACATGGTGAGTCATCAGGTCGTAAAAGATTCAACTACTACAGATTCTACATCTTCTGCAAGAGCATAAGTCCTTGAGTTTAACACATTTTCGCGAAGAGTAGTGTAATGTTGCTCATAGAAGTTTCCTTCATCCTCCGCAGCAATTAAATCAAAACATTCATTGTCATCTTTGGCAATTACATTCCAAAGTCCACCGTATTCACTAGATGGAAAAGGAATGTAGTGGTCAACGATGTAAAGAAACTTTTGTGTCATTTGTCTTTGTAAATTACCTCTTTAGTTTAATGTCATTGAATAGAATTGTCAACATCATCATCGGAAGCAATCAAAAATGCAAACCCAATGGTAAGTAGAGAACCTAGTCCCATTCCAAGTAGAAAAGTCATCAGTAAAACTCTGCAAGATAATAGTCAACTGTCACTTCAAGTTTTGCTGCTTCACGCTCAATTTCTTTCCAAAACTCTTCTGCTACTTTGTCCATTTCTGCTTGTTTAATGAGGTCGCGGAGTCGTTTTGGGATCATTTTAGGTGTTGAGTTGCTTGTTGACGATAATATGATTTATACATTGCATCATCACGCTGGATTAGGAAAACATTCCAACCAAGAATAACTGCAAAACCAATCAATCCAACAACAATGTACTTTTTGTTCATTTGTTCATTTGAAGAGTAGGAACGGGCATACCACCTTCAGTGGGAACATAGATGGTCACATTACCTTTGTTAGATCCTTCTTCAAGACCAGTAATGTAAAGATACTGAAGATACTCACGATTATCTTTCAGCGAATCACCAATGATTTGGTTTGCCTTGGCAACACCAGTGGCACGGATAATTTCAGCATCAGCAAGTTGTTGTGCTGAATCTTTCTTTGCTTGTGCTTCCAAAACAGCAACCTGTCGGGTATATTCTGCTTTTTGCAGTTCTGCTTTACCAGCAAGAGATTGTTGCCACACATTGTATTGAGGTCCACCAATGAAGATAAGACCACCAATCACTACCACACCTACAGTAATAGCAGCAACTGCAGGGTCAATAAATCCGTTTTGTTGTTTCATAATAATTTACCTAAGAATTAAACAGCAAGGGCAGCAGAGGGGATTTCAACAACTTCAGGCATTTTAGTTCCCCACTGGTGACGATCATAGCATACCCACTCACCTTTCAGAGTGTAGATGTAAGCATACTCTTCACCCTCAGCAAGATACTCATATTTGTTAGCATCAAGGCGAGGGGGGCAATCTTCACCACGCTCAGAGTAATACTGAGGACCATATTCAGATTTCTTTTCTACACCTTCAGAAGTGCGGAAGTGATCATCAGTCCAACAGCAAGACATATCACCACCATCAATCAGTTCGGCAACTTTCTGACGGGTGTTGTAATGGGTACGGAGAATACGACCCAACCATTCAGGATAACCATCCCAATGGTGGTAAGCAGAAAGAATAGATCCGTCAGAGAGTTCAAGACCAATTCGTGCTCGGGTTGCCATTTGAGAGTTGTCTCCGTTGATTACTTTGTAAGTATAGGGTCTCCTGCGACCCCTGCGAGCATGTGTGGGACAGTTCCCCAACTGTCCTCAGTACAATAAACTCTCTAGTGCATTTGGATTAGATTCCACCTTCACTTCTGGATGTTTGATGATAATAAGTTCCGTTTTCTTTCCTCTGCAACTTACATCACCTGCCATCTGATAATCAAACTCCAAATAGCGAAACTCTGTCCAATCTTTATAAAGTTCTTTAAGGTAATCTGTGTTGTCATAAGACATCACGAACCCACCTTTATGTTGCTTCAAGACATCAGAAAGTTTATCGTGATTGAATCCTTCGTGAGTGCTTCCATCAATACCATAATAGTATGATGTAGTTTTATAATAAGGAGGATCCAAATACATAAAATCATTCTGATGCTTTGGTATTGTATCAAAACAATTTCCAAAAGAAAATGAGAAGTTTGGATTATAGAACCCAATGAGTTTATGAATACCAGAAAGATTTAGATTCTTTCTGGATGATTCTGATGTGTGACCAAGATCTCCACTAAAGGCACCTTTGATGCAAATGTAAAATGACCATGCTCGGGTGAACTTATCATCACTCTCTAAAAGAGGAAGAAAAGACTTATAGTGTTCTCTATCTTTTAGAGGATAATGCTTTGCTGCTTCTTCTCCAATTCTCTTTCCACCTTCTGTGGTTAGAATCTCCCAAAAATCAGCAAGAGGTTGAAATAAATCATATGCTTGAACTTTTACACCTCTTGCTGCAAGGGCAAGTTCAATACAACCTCCACCCATGAAAGGTGACATCATATATGTAAGATTAGGATGAATCTCATCAATAATCTTAATGATCTCATCTTTCATAGTGTTTTTACCACCAGCGTAGCGGTATAAACTTGTGGAGGTATATCTCATATTGGTAACTTTGCTACAGATTTTCCTTTCTTATGATCAGCAATATACTTTCGTGCAGATGATTCTGTTCTGCAGATTTTTTCTAATTGCTGACCGTTATGGATAATTATATATCCTTTTTTACCAAATGGCACTGCCGCATACTCACCTTTACCTACAATAAATCCCTCCATCAGTTAATTTCAACAAGAGATTGAGGATCTTCCACACCAATCAGTTGGGGAAGAGCACCTGCAATCGAATATGCAGAAGATTGATTACTCATACGCTTAACAACATATTGAACAACAAGATCATCAAGTTTTTTGAGATAATCAACTGCGAACTGTCGTTGTTTGGTAACTTCTTCTGCAGTTTCACAACCTTTAGTATAAGTCACAACATCAGTCATCTCAATGTCCCTTTGGACAAAGTTTTCCATAATTTGGATGAAACCACGCTTCACATACATTACATCTTTACAACAAATCACAACAGGATTTGTAGAAGAATCAGTATCTACAATTTCAGCAACTTTAGACTGTGCGTTTTGTGGGTAAGGGAATGGGAGAATGTTGACAGCGATTGTGGTTTGTTGATAGATTCGATTTACGGCATCTTCAACTTGCTTTGCTGTAAAAGAGTGATCAATACTTTCAATCCAATTTTTGATTTCTTTCTTTGAAAGATTACTACCGTGACGCTTGCAGTAGCACACGCCACGATTCACAAAATCATTGATAGTATGTCGCTTTGCAACTGTGTGATTGTTAGAACCAAGAGACACCATATCATAGGCATCTTCAATACGATCTTCCCAATCTTTTTTGAGTCGATATACAAGAAAGGGATAATCTTGAATACCAAGTTTATATGCAGCGTTGCTACGATTGTATCCATCCCAAAGTTGCTTTTTACCATTGGGAAGAATCATCACAACAGGAGGAAGTTCGGTTACGCGATAACCTTTTTGAAACTCTGCAATGAGACCGTTGATATTATCAGTATCAACACCACCTGCTCGTGCTTTATTTTTTTGTTGTTGAATTTGAAGTTGATTCCACTTAAGAATTTGAATATCATCAAATTCAGCACATTCAAATTCAGGAATGTCAAGAGAGTCAAAAGTAGGATTGCTCAGAAGAGCATCCCAAGAAGTCACATTAGACTGGAAAAAAGGAACAATTTGAGTCATAATTAAAAGTTAGCAATTTGCTTTGAGTGTCGATGCTATGAACAGAAGTTCTGACCAACGAGACAAGATTAACAACTTTGGGTGGGGATGTCAAGCCCCATTTTGGGATCTTAAAAACTCTTTACATACTCGTAATCAAACTCTTCTGCTTCTGCAAAGTAGTCTTTTTCATACTGATCCTGGTATCCGTGAAGGAAAAAATGATCCTGATTTGGATTACAACTTCCAGTAAGAACAGCACCAGTAAACTTAGTGTTGTAGATCATATTTGAAGGAACACAGCACGCTTTCCCAAGTTTTACATCAGTAAAGATAAAGAAATCGGCAAGTTTTTCGTTGACAGAACTGCTGGCGCGACTATTCTTCAGGATTACACCACGCACTGCCATTTTTGACACATTCTTGAATTGAATGACTTTTGATTCATAAGTGCATCCATCAGTGCCAATCAAATCTACTCCAGGTAGATTAACTCTCTTGAGTTGTCCTTTGCTATAAACATCATATGCAATCTCCACAAGTTCCCCTGCTTTGGGAAAGCGAAGATTATTTGTGGTATAGTCTCTCAAACTCCACAAGAGTTTAGAAAGGCGATCTAGTTCAAATGTGTTGAAATCAATCATAATCAGCGTTTGATTGTGGAAATAGCAGGTTCACCTTGTTGAAACACAGTGTCAACAACATTCTGAATTTTTTTAGCGGTGGAGATTCCCACAGAGTTGAAGGTCGGGATAATCACCAGACCATACGACTTATGGTAGTCCTCCAACCGTCCAGGTGTCAAGTCTCCAGAGCGAAGTCGTGCAGCATCCTTATGATGTAGTCGCACAACCCGTCCAATAGTCTGACAGATACCAATAGCATCCATAGATCGCATAAAGATCACTGCTTCAAGTCCAGATACATTGATACCTTCGGACAGAATAGAATAATGAAGCAAAACAAACTTCTTAGAATCATCCAAACTCCACTTATGAAGAATCTCAAAGAACTCCTCACGATTTACCTTCTTACCATCAATGATTGCACCAGTCTTAGATGTAATGACCATCCAAGAATATCCACGATCTTCTAGTTCCTGACAGAACCCAGTTTGTGAGATTAGATTGGTGATTTGCTTGGTTGCTTTGGCACACACAAGCACCTTAGAAACTGCTGCTTCGTCAATACTTTCCAGAAGATGATTGCAGTCACGCTCAAATACATTATTGCTGTCCAAAGATACTTGCTTAGCAACAATCTTAGGAGGAATAATATATCCTTCTCTCACCATACGGGGAGCAGGAACATTTGCAATGATGTTACCATAAACCTGAGTATTGTTCATCCCAGGTTTCTTGGGAGTGGAAGAATACTTTGGAGTTGCAGTATAGAAATAACAACGATCCGCTTTCCTGCTGAAGTATTCAGTAGCAACATAGAAGTTCTTTTGCACGCTGTTATGTGCTTCATCAAAGTGAATTGTATTCACCTTGATACCTGCCTCCATAATTTTATGAAGAGAATGATATGTGGTGAAGATCAGTTTGTGCTTAGGAGCATCAGGATTAAATGCAACTCTCACTATCTGATCCCAGTGCTGAATCTCTGCAGGTTTAGTGGTGCTGAAATGATGCGTTTCTCCAGAGTGAACATGAAGAACAGCAACTGTATCAATATGCTCCAGATACTCAGAAGACAGTTGATTCGCAAGCAAAATGCGAGGAGCAACAACCACAACAGTTTGTGGTGTCTCTTTCTCAAATTCTCTTATTGTGTCACCAATACCCACAAGAGTCTTACCTGCACCTGTCGTTGCACAGATAATACCTTTAGGATGAATCTCAGTCGCATCAAGACATTCATTCTGATGATCGCGAAAGGAAATCATAAATTAAGAATCAATGAAGTAATCATACCAGGAATCTGGTGCTGTGGCAAGTCAGTGTGCCAGTTAATCAATTAGCACATATGGTGCAGTTGCGACCTTTGCAAGTTTTGTTTTATTATTTTTTGTTTTGAACTCTTTAACAAAAGCATCTTCAATAAGCATACTTTTGTTTCCAGAAAGAAATACCTTAGCACCTTTCTTTGCAAACAATCCATAAAGAGACAGCGTAATTTGTTTTTTCAGAAAATTTTGTATATCTCTATCATTTCTAGTATAAATCCACAATCCTTGAGCATGGACATAATCATTATGCAAAATACCCATTTTATTTTTTAACATTGAATTTTTATCAAGAGTTGCAAGTTTTCCATGAGGACTTGTCAATGATTTGTTTTTACACAACTTAGATACTGCTATTCTATATTCTTGAAAGGAATCTTTTGGATTACTGGTTAAAGTATCATATTCTGCACAAAAACCTTTTATAATTTTATTTGAAGCATCATCATATAATACTAATTCTCTCTTACGAATTTCTCTCAAAGCACTATTATAATCATTTCTTATCTTTTGAGGAATGTTTCTTTTGTTGATCGCAAAATCAAATGCTTTATTTCTAATTGAAATAATTTCTACAATCATAGAATTATATTTTGAATATTTTTTCATTATTACATCAGATACCGTATATGAAGCACCACCAACAAATGCACCTTTACCGAAAGGTTTTGCATTAAAACCCGTTCGTCCAATTTGCAAATCAAATTTTGCCAACTTATCTGTAATGTCAACTTTTTTGTAGTTTAAAGTGTAAATTACACTGAAATAAGTTCTACCATCCGCAATTTTGTCATCATCAATATCTTCTATTTCCACCATTTCACTGATTAAGTCATATAGTTCCTTTCTATTCATTGACGATGCTCTTGCAAGAAATTCAGTATATGGGTCCAAATATATTTCAAATCCCTGAGCACCAGAAACTGTACCAACTATTGAAATATCTGCTTTTGATGCACTTGTTTTCTTCAAAGAAATGCCAACCATATCCTTTGAAGCAAAATACTTGTTTGTTAAAGTTCTAAAAGTATTTCTACCTCTATTTCCCCAAGCAAGATTATTCAAGATATCCATTGTTGTGACACTTGAATCAGTAATGTTATCTTTAAATTCTTTTAGAATATCATTTACTTTACTTTTTTTTACTGCGATTACATCAACAGATGATAAAATATCAGAACCAACACTATCTGGCAAATCTAAAGAATTTAAAGTTTTTGTCAGAGCATCATCTTTCACAATTTGCATAAAATCTGTGCTCTGATCAAAAAACATGTATTGAGATAAATTTCCAATAATGTTAGATTGTTTTAATTTTGCTGCACTAAGGTATGCCGACTTAATTTCACCATCTAATTTTGTAGGTTCTCCAGTTTCAGATCTTAACAAGGTTCCGTTTGGAAAATCTTTTTTGTGTTGACCAATTGGATATTTGCCATCTTTGTTAAGTGCATCTTCTTTTTTTAAAATTCCTGTTTTAGAATCTTTATGAAATTCTTGTATTCTTCTAAAATTAAAGGAATTTGGTAAATGATTGGAAAGTTTTCTTACTTCAGTATCATTATTATTGAAATAATAATCATAAACGATATTGCTAAACTCCTGCAAATCAGTATTTCCATCTGCAAAGTAACTAAATGCAAGACAAGTTAGTGCTTCTCTTGGTGTAGTTTGTGACGCCATAATACTTTTTCAAGTATTTAGAAAAAAAGAGGGTCATTTCTGACCCTCTCTATCAACCACCCTTTTCTCTCAAACTTCGCACAAGATATTCAGTAAACTCTTCCATTTTTTCAGGAACAACAGCAGCAGGTCTTTCATTGATAGCATTTTTAAGTGCTGTCATTTCATTCCATTCTGCATCAGTAAGTTTTTCTTGTTTTCCTGATGAAAGAGTCATAATTTTGCTCCCGAATACTTCGATATGTTAGCATATCCCTATAAAATATCTAGTAACTTAACAATCTCTTTGGGATTGATTAACAGTTCTTAACTGAAGAAAGTTCCGAAAGAACCTTTATCATCACCCAAACCTTTCATTCGATCTTCAAGTTTATCAAGAAGTTGATCTGTTTTAATTAAACTATCAATACGACAAATAATTTCCGAAATTTCACGAGAAACAAAGGGTTTCTCTTGTCTTGCAGCATATGCTAAAGCATTTCGGAGATTACCTTCTGCTTCTTTCAAACTTTCTTCTACTGATTCACTTAGTGCCATTTAATCGATCCTCACATTTAGTATAAAAAGTTCCGTTGACATAACAGGACTTCCCTGGTTCATAGTATTTTATCGTAGGTGGGTTAGGTTGGTCAATGGTACATATATTTCCAGTTGACATTAACAATCCATTTAAACAATACATTACCAACTGCGGAAGTAACATTACCCCACACTCACTTTACGCAATTCAAAACTACCATCACCACGATCAATCCATTCAATTTGGTCACCCTCTTTCAGGTTTGCTGCTTCTAACAAGTCATCAGGGAAACTGATAAAGTATTCTGTTTTATCGGTATCAGCATCTTTACATTCTTCAACAGGAAGTTGCCACTTTACAACTTTATCTCTCACTGGATAAATGTCTCCATCTTCAGTTATATGAAGTTTAGATTCTTCTGACCAATTATTAACATCTTCCCAAAAATCATTCCAAGATTTCATACATTCTGGTGAAGGGTCATCTTTATCACAAGAAAGAATTTTGTCTGGATCATATGATCCTTCATAGTATTCTTTTTCACTCATCACCTCTTTATATGTCCAACCACCATTACCATTTAACAGTGCAAGGAGTTCATAAGCCTCAGATGTTTTTTGTTTATATGTGTAGTAGTTTTCTTTAACTACACCGACAATAACATCATAAATCTCCTGTGGTGTTGCTTCACCTGCAGACATTGCATCATAAAGCCAATTTTCTAGATTTTCAAGTGAATACTTTTTGTAATCAGTCATTTCTTGGTTTGGGTTTAGAGCAATCGTGGCAATAGTAAGAGAAACCATCGCGGAAGTATTTTACCACCTGATAGTGGTCTTTGTCAAGTGGTTTTTCCACACCACATTTATCACAGATCCTTGTCTTTCTTGAGGGACTTTCGGATTCGCTTGAGTTCTTTGAGTTCCATTTTAATATTTTTGTAAGCAGCATCAGCATCTAATTTGCCTCCCATTTCCATTGCAATGATAACATCAACTCTTGTACCAAAGTGTGCTAATGCTTTTTCAAAATCGTCTAGTTCATACATTTTTCTTGTTCCAGTTCTCAAGAGTTAGAATATCTATGCGTGCATCAACTGCATCAATAGAATTAGAGAGTTCATAAAAGCAATTGCTATTCTCTACACTTTCCGCTTCAAGTGCTTCAATTCTCAATTCAAGTTCAAGTAACTTTGAATAAA